CTATAAGATTAAAGGTATCTTTCTACAGTCAGAAGTAAAGAACCGTAATGGACGTGTCTATCCAAGAGATATTTTGGAAAAGGAAGTCAGACGGTACAACAAAGAGTTTGTCAATGAGAATCGTGCGTATGGGGAACTGGGACATCCTGAAGGCCCAACAGTGAACCTCGACAGAGTATCTCATATGATAACAGCACTTTATCCTGACGGGGATAATTTTATCGGTGAAGCAAAGATTATGTCTACTCCGATGGGGAACATCGTAAAGAACCTCCTAGACGATGGTGGTAAATTAGGTGTTTCATCTAGAGGTATGGGATCGCTATCTCGTAAAGGAGATGCGAATGTGGTGAATAAAGATTTTTATCTGGCGACTGCGGCAGATATTGTTGCAGACCCATCTGCACCCCAAGCGTTCGTTGAGGGAATCATGGAAGGTAAGGAATGGCTCTATGATTCTGATCGAAAAATTTGGTTAGCGATGGAAGTTAAGGAAGCAATAGAACTTGACGTTAAAAAACGTAGATTAGATGATCTTAGAAAATTGAGACACTTTCAACGGTATATCAATAATCTATGAATAATTTTTTTGTTTATGCCTTAGTAGATCCAATTAATAGAGTACCATTTTATATTGGTAAAGGTAAGGGGAATCGTCCATATGCACACCTAAAGGGGTATGCTAACTATAATCAAAAGAAACTAAACTACATTTCTGCAATAAGAAATCTTGGATTTGAACCTTTGGTTTATAAAATAATTGAAAATTTATCTTCCAATGAATCGTTAGAATATGAAAAAATATACATCAAAATGTATATTGATTATATTACAAACTCTATGATCTATCCTCCAGATAGAGCTGGATGCACTATTTCTGAAGAACATAGAAAAAGACTTAGTGAATTCAATTCTGGAAAAACATTAAGTGATAGTCATAAGAGAAAAATTGGAGAGTCTAATACTCATAAACCAAATTATGATATGAGTATTCCATATAATGAAAGAAATTATATAAAAAATCAAGGATCAAAAAACCCAAACGCTAAGAGGGTGCGAGTTGGTGATATTGAATTTGGGTGTATGAAAGATGCTTATGAATATTTCGGAGTATCTAAATCAACATTCAACAAAAGATACAAATATGAATTTGTATAAATTCCTCAAAAAACTGTAATTATAAATAGATTACACAAACTTAACCGAAAAGGAGTATCCCAATGTCAGACCTAGACAAGACAATTGAGGAACTTGAAGCAGAGATTAATCAGGAGCTTGAGGAAGCGACTGATGCCCCTAAGAAAGGCGCTGCTAAAGGTGATTCAATGGAAAAGGTTGACGGTGAGGTGCAAGATCTTGGCCCTGCAGTAGTTGATCCAGAAGCGAAAACTTCCGGCCCATCTAAGGCAGACGACAAGGTTAAGCAAGATAAGTCTGCGCCAACTAAGGGTGCGGCTGCTGCCGAAAAACCTGAGAAAGTCAAAGAAGAGACTGAAAGTGATGAAGAAGAAATCACTGAAGGTAAGATGACTAAAGAGATGATGAAGCAAGAAATGCAGAAGAAGATGGAAGGCATGAAAATGCAAGAACTCAAAGCTGCATATGATGCAATGGTCAAAGAAGAAGAAGATGAAGACGATGATGACGATGATGAAGAAGAAATGGAAGAATCCATTGACGCTCGTATCGCATCTGTTGACGTTTCTGAAGACGTTGCCGCATTAACTCATGGTGAAGATCTTTCTGAAGAATTCAAAGAGAAGGCATCAACTATCTTTGAAGCCGCAGTCAAGTCAAAACTGCGTCCAGAAGTTGCTCGCTTAGAGAAGCAATACCGTACAGAGTTGGATGAAGAACTCACCGCTCGTACAGAAGACCTCGTTGAGAAGGTTGACACTTACTTGTCATATGTTGTGCAAGAGTGGATGTCTGAAAACGAACTCGCTATCGAACGTGGTTTGAAGGGTGAGATCGCTGAAGACTTTATCAACGGTCTGAAAGAATTATTCACAGAACATTATATCGATGTTCCTGAAGAGAGATATGACGTATTAGAGTCTCAGTCTACCAAGATTGATGTACTTGAGTCTAAACTCAATGAACAAATCGAAAAGAATGCTGACCTGAATAAAATGGTCGGTGAACTTGTTCGTGAATCTGTAGTTGTTGAATCCTGTGAAGGTTTGACAGTTTCAGAAACCGAAAAGTTAAAGGAACTCGTTGAAGGAGTAGAGTTCACAGATGCAGAAGATTTCTCTGAGAAAGTTGCTGCGTTGCGTGAAGCATACTTCCCAACATCTGCGCCTTTGACTGAATCAGTTGTAGACGATGTGACTGGCACAGAAGAAATTGACACAACTGGTGCGATGGCTGCCTATTTGGCTGCAATCAGTAAAACCAAAAAGGCGTAAGTTGTACAACTTTTGTCTTTTATAAATATAATTGTAACAACAAAAACTCTAAAGGAGACCTAAAATGTTCAATACAGAGCATCTACAGGAAAAGTGGCAGCCAGTCCTTAATCACTCTGAATTGCCAGAGATCAAGGACAACTATCGCAAAGCAGTCACAGCTCTTGTACTCGAAAACCAAGAAAAAGCACTGAAAGAAGATCGTTCTTTCTTATCAGAAGCTGCACCAACTAACGCAACAGGTTCATCTGTTGACAACTGGGATCCAATTCTGATCTCTCTCGTTAGACGTGCAATGCCTAACCTGATCGCATATGACATCGCTGGTGTCCAACCAATGACTGGGCCAACTGGTCTGATCTTTGCAATGCGTTCACGCTACGCTTCACAAGCAGGTACAGAAGCATTCTACAACGAAGCAGATTCTGACTTCTCAGGTGCTGGTGAACAGGATGGTACTAACCCATCAGTTCTTAACGATTCACCTGCTACTACATACACTGCTGGTACAGGTATGTCAACAGACGTTGCAGAAGCACTTGGTGATTCTGCTGGTAACGCTTTTGCAGAAATGGCATTCTCAATCGAGAAGCAGACTGTAACTGCTAAGTCTCGTGCGTTGAAGGCAGAGTACACAATGGAACTCGCCCAAGACCTCAAGGCAATCCACGGATTGGACGCTGAAACAGAACTCGCAAACATCTTGTCTGCAGAGATTCTTGCTGAAATCAACCGTGAAGTAGTTCGTACTGTGTATGTAACTGCAAAGCCTGGTGCTCAGGTAAACACTGCGACTTCAGGTACGTTTGACCTTGACGTAGACTCTAACGGACGTTGGTCTGTAGAGAAGTTCAAAGGTTTGATGTTCCAAGTTGAGAGAGAAGCAAACGCAATCGCTCAACAGACTCGCCGTGGTAAGGGTAACATGATCATCTGTTCTGCAGACGTTGCTTCTGCTCTCCAGATGGCTGGTGTACTTGATTACACTCCTGCACTCAACAACAACTTGAATGTTGACGATTCAGGTAATACTTTCGCTGGTGTTCTTAACGGACGTTACAAAGTATACATCGATCCTTACAGTGCAAACAGTGCTGCTAACCAATACTTTGTTGTTGGTTACAAAGGTACTAACGCATATGACGCTGGTTTGTTCTACTGCCCATACGTCCCACTCCAGATGGTTCGTGCGGTTGGTGAGAACACTTTCCAACCTAAGATCGGATTCAAGACCCGTTATGGTCTGACTGCGAATCCTTTCGCACAAGGTACTACTGCTGCTTTGGGTGCATTGAATGCAAACCAAAACACATACTACCGCCGTGTGAAGGTTACAAACATCCTCTAATAAGAAGAAGTTGTTTTAATAACCATACTTGGGGAACCTTTCGGGGTTCCCCTTTTTTATGGATGACGTATAAATAGAAGTATGACAACATTAAACTCTTTCGACAGACAACCCACTGTACTAGACTATGCGTCTCCCGTACAGTTTCGGTTCACGATTAACCAGTTACCTAAGACTCAGTTCTTTGTGACTGCTGCGAATATCCCTGGCATCAACTTGGGTGATGCGGTATTCCCAACACCATTAAAATCAGTACCTGTCATGGGTGATGATCTAATATTTGAAAATCTAGAAGTAACATTCCTTGTGGATGAACAACTTCAGAATTATCGTGAGATCCATGAATGGATGGTTGCGATTGGTTTCCCTAAATCTAGGGAACAATTTACTGCATTTAGAAATGCAAACAATGATCGATTCCCTGCAAGGGGTGGTAATCCACAATCGGATCAATCAATGTTTGCTGATGCAACAATGACGATACTGTCTTCTAAGAATAACCCGATTCTAGAAGCAAGATTCTCAAACGTATATCCTGTTGCGTTGTCTGCACTTCAGTACAACTCTCAGGAAACTGATGTTGCATATTTGACTGCATCAGTTACGTTCCAATACAGTATCTACGAATTTGCATCTCTATAAATAGTTCTGTGCAGATGCGGTGTACTTGGACAGTGATGTGTTTGAGTCTCGTATCGAGATAAAATAAAGAAGAGCAAGTTGCTCACCAATTCTGCACACCCTTTTTGATTTGAGTAGGATATGTTATGGATTTAGAAGAACTGCAAAAACAGGCAGAAAGAGACCTATCGATTGATGATCTACAGTTGGACATCGAGTCTCTCAAGACGCCCAATCTCCACGGTAAGTATCTCCAATACTACAACCGATTCACACTACTCCACAAAAAAGCGAAATCAGATCTCAAAGTTCTGACTCGTGAAAAGTGGGAGTACTATATGGGAAAGGCAGATCCTGAAGTCTATCAGGCGAAACCCTTTGATCTCAAAGTTCTCAAACAGGACGTACCAATGTATCTGGATTCAGATCCAGATATCGTGACTGCACAGCAAAAGATTGATTACTATGAGTGTATCGTTCATTATCTAGAACAGATTTTACGTTCACTCAACAATCGTACATTCCAGATCAAGAATGCAATTGAGTGGAAGAAGTTCGTGGAAGGGGCGATATGAGATACGGACACCCGTATATCCAACAACGAATCCCTGACAATCTAATCAACCAAACTCTATCCAATGTCGATAAGATGAAGGATGGGATGACGGTTGGTAAGACTGGTACTGTTACACGGAACTCCAAGATTTGTTTCGTAGGGGATCGTCCTGTATCAGAACAGTTCATGAAGATTGCACAACAGGTAAACAGAGATGCTGGGTGGAACTTCTACATCGATGCACTTGAACCGATGCAGTATGGTGAGTATCACTTTGGTGGAGAGTACGGTTGGCATGTAGATCAACACTCCAAACCATACAAAGACAATCGTGTTCGGAAATTCAGTTTCTCTGTTTTTCTGAATGACGACTATGAGGGTGGTGAATTTGATCTAGAAATTTACAACCCCAATCAGAACCCTAGATATATTACAATAGAAAAATTAACACCCAACACCGCAGTGTTCTTTCAAGCAGATGTCTGGCATCGTGTGAGACCAGTCAGTCGAGGAGTAAGACGATCACTAGTTGGTTGGGTACTTGGGCCTAAGTTTAGATGATTATCAATAAAAAGAATGAAGTATATTTGCAGATTGAATGTGATGATGGAATTGCGAGAGAACTCACAGACTTCTTCACGTTTGAAGTGCCGGGCGCAAAGTTCATGCCCGCATACAAGAACAAAGTTTGGGATGGAAAGATACGTCTATTCTCGCCAGGCACAGGGGAGATTTACTGCGGTCTGTTACCTTATATCAAAGAATTTTGTGATCGTAACGATATAGAATACACACTAAGTGAAGGAGTAGAAGATGTTAGAGATGTTCCAAAAGAACTCGTCAAATCTTGGATTAAAGCACTCAAACCTCGATCAAGAGGAAAGTCTATCGACATTCGTGATTACCAACTTGATGCCGTACACCACGCTATTACCAATCATAGGACACTTCTGCTTAGTCCTACTGCTTCTGGTAAGTCGTTTATCATATACTGTCTAACCAGATA